GTCTAACCATGAACTAAATCACTTAGAATAATATCTTCATAGCCTTTAGCTGGTCCTTCTCACTAGCCAGTAGTGAGCTAAGATAATTCCAGTCCGCATTAATTGCTATTAAAGGTATATTAAGTGATTTAGCCATAATTGTCTTAATCCCCAAACTCTCGTGTTTGTACATACCATACTGTTGAGCGTTCATCTCAATGCAGTGATCAGGTAACTCAATTTTAATAAGTTTAACCCCGAACTTCACTGCTACTGAAGCTGCTAGTATGGCCTTGCGCGCTGCGCTTACTATGTGTGTATAGTATTTGTTATCTATCAGGCGTCTCGTTAACTTTCTGGCGTAAGCATGTACTCCCGGTAAGTCAGCCTTAGCGTCGTCTAAACTGTCTTCATCGGTTAAGTAACGTTGCTGTACTCGCTCTATCCTATATGTTAATCCGCCAGGGACTATTCTTGTGTTGAGCCCGCCTAATGATACATGCGTTCGTTCTATAATACTAATTTCTTCTAGTGATATGTTCCATAATGTACATAGGTGCTTATGTTGTAACATTTTACAGTATTTTACAATCTCCATATATGCACCTCGATCAACTAACTCCTGCGCTCTGGTTTTTATTGAAGAGAGTACACTACACAGATCATTAGGTATCGTTGCCTCGGTAGGCCCGTGTACAAACGTTGAAACGCCTCTAGCTAAATATTGGGCACCTGTCCCAACCCTGTGATCAACACGTAAAAATTCTGCTATTGCCCCTAAGTAACACTTTGACTTCTGAAATCGTATGTTGTAAATGGCCGCGCCTTTCTGCAGTTGTTGTACTTGCTTGTATGTAGCTACTCCAGCCAAGACATCATCTCCATTATGTGTTGAGACCATCCCAGTCCCTTGTAGTGCCACCTGTGCATATATATAATTAAGTATAGTATTTACAAAACTCGTTAGCCGCCACCCTGATAACAGGGTACCACGAGTAGTGTAATCACCACCCTCGGCCAATATCCTACTATTGTGTATAGATAGTATCGTCCAGTCAATGGCCGCAATCTGTTCTTTGTACAGTTTTGTCTTGAAAACCTCACGGTATGCCGACAGTACTGCCTGCATGCTGTCGTGTGTGTGTTGCGAATTGAAATCCTCGTAATCAAAACAATAAGGAACACCGTTCCTTAGCACTTCATTAACTGTTTTACTTACATTGTCCTCAGTAGCCGCAGGCCCAATTGGAAATAGAGCACTCAGTGCTTCCTCACAACCTGCAAATCCGTAGCCACTAATTATAAAGCTAGTCGCATCAACTCCATAAATAGCACGCTGCTTGCCCCACTCACACTTCACTGAGGGCCAGGCTACTATTTCAGGTTTCCTACTGATCATCTCATCAAACGATATGTCTGGCATCCTGTTAAAGGCGAAGAATTTATGTCTCAGTAAACGTGACTTTGCCTTATACTGGTTATCACTATCATATTGAGAATGGTAAGCTCCTGTTGGTGACCATTGCCATCTACCTGCCCAATAGCTATCCCAAGATGATTTTTGTGGCTTGCTATTCAACGATAATAACCTTTGAAATAGGCTAGTGGCTTCTTTATAAATAATGCCCGCATTTATATTACATGTATTAGGCTGCACCCTATGCAACCTCTCTGCTTCCCAGTCCACCGACCCAACTCCCCTATTAACTAAAACTTCCATTTCAAAAAATTGTGTCATATCTACTTCAAGTAAATTTTGAACTGCTTTGAGTCGTTGACTAAAGTCTTTCTTAATTCGGGTATAGAAGTCCATCTCACTAGTTATGTCCCATAGCCAGATGCCACTCTTATGCATTAATTGTCGATTCACCTTACTTAATGTACAACACCAAATTAATACTCCAACTAAGAAACTCTCCCTTATGCCGTATGCAGCTATCCTGTCTAGCAGAGGCAGCGCAAACTCAACATTTTTCCGAAAATAATCCAACCCGAACTGTCTAAGTTCGTGAATCGACATATGCCTGAGGTGACTTGCTGAAACCTTATCTATTATTGGTTCTGCTGTACCATTAAATATTTTTTCTAAATTCGCGTACGTTCTATACCCAGTATAACGTTTTTGACTTCTATTAGTTACGTAAAATAAATAATTTATTATCTCTTGATCATTACAGATTCCATAAGGAAATAACTGTGGCCCGTACTGTATTCTCGAGATCCTTAGCGTTGCCTGCTTACTAAGATATCTCAGATCTAGGTCATTACTAATGTACATAGCCGTTATATTCAACTTCTTGATGTATTTTACATGTATCATTACTATATATTCTCCGTATAGATATGGTCTGCAGCCATCAATCCCTTTGCCTATGTACAAATCAAATAAGAGAAATTGTCCGTGGTCGGTGTCCGAAAGGTAAGTTGTGTTGCCCGCAACATTAACTGCTA